AGAAAGCGTTTTAAGGACTCTACTATCCGTTTTTATATGGCTGGAGAATATGGTGAAAAGTTTGAACGTCCACATTTTCATGCGTGTATTTTTGGGTTTAATTTCCCTGACCTTACACTTTGGAAACGTACTCCTTCTGGTGCTCTTATCTATCGGTCAAAATCCTTGGAGGATCTTTGGCCTTTTGGTTATAGTTCCGTTGGTGATGTCACTTTTGAGTCCGCTGCTTACGTAGCTCGCTACGTTATGAAAAAACGCACTGGAAAGGGCGTTGGAGATCATTATGAAACTACTGATATGGAGACTGGAGAGATTAAGGACCGCGTTCCTGAATTCAATCGTATGTCGCTTAAGCCTGGTATTGGTTATGGTTGGTATCGTAAGTTTTCTTCTGATATCTATCCCCATGACTATGTTGTGATTAATGGACGTGAGTCCAGACCTCCTAAGTTTTATGACAAGAAATTTGCTGATGACTTTCCCGAAGAATTTGAAGCCTTGCAGTTTCAAAGATTTGTGGATGCCGTCGACCGTTTCGACGACAATACCGATGAGCGGTTACGTGTTAAGGAACAGGTTCTTGAGGCAAAATTTTCTCGATTAAATCGCTCTATTGATTAACTTTTTTGATTGGAAAATACAATGACTACTGACCCTCAAATTATCGCTATTCGCGATATAGTTCATGCTGCTAAGTTGTTAAGGCTTTTGAAAGCTAAAGAGACCTTGATCGCTTCGCAACTTGAGTTTGTTCGCAATTATTTAAAGGAAAATGCGTAATGATTAATATCATTTGTTCTGTGAAAGACCGTGCTGCTGATGCGTTTGGTCGTCCCTTGTTTGTGCCTTCTGTTGGTTTGGCTATTCGTAGTTTTTCCGATGAAGTCAACCGTCAGGCTGACGATAATCAGATGTATCACCACTCTGATGATTTTGATCTTTTTGAACTTGGTACTTTTGATGACTCTACTGGTATCATCGAATGCCACCCTATCCCTAAACAGCTTGCATTGGGCAAGTCTGTTAAGGTTTAACCTTATGGGGCTTCGGCCCCTTTTTCTTTGGAGCTTTTATGCATCGCAATAAATCGGTGTCTACACACCAGTTCGCTATGATTCCTCGCGCAGAGATTCCTCGATCTTCATTTAAGATTGAAACTGCGCATAAGACTACTTTCAACGCTGGTGACTTAGTCCCTATTTATGTTGATGAAGTTCTTCCAGGTGATACGTTTAATTTACGTATGACTGCTTTTACTCGTTTGGCTACGCCTCTTTATCCAACTATGGATAATTTGCATCTTGATTCTTTTTTCTTTTTTGTTCCTAATCGTTTGATTTGGTCTAACTGGCAAAAGTTTATGGGTCAACAAGAGAATCCTAGTGATTCGATTTCTTATGTTGTTCCTACTACTTCTACTCCTGCCAGTGGTTATGCTGTAGGCTCTATTTTTGATTACATGGGTTTACCTACTGTTGGTCAAGTTAATACTGGTTCTACTGTTTCTCATAATGTTTTGCATCTTCGCGCTTATAACCTTATTTGGAATGAGTGGTTTCGCGATGAAAACTTACAAAATTCTGTAACTGTTAATAAGGGCGATGGCCCTGATACTTATACTGATTACTCTATTCTGAAGCGTGGTAAACGCAAAGATTATTTTACTGGCGCTCTACCTTGGCCTCAAAAGGGTAGCGCTGTTTCTTTGCCTCTTGGCACTTCTGCTCCTGTTATTTCTAATGGTAACGTTCCTTTGTTTACCAATGCTCTTGGTAATAATGGTTTGTTGTCTGTTACCGGTGGTACTAACGCTCTTTCTTTAGGAGGTTATACCGGTGGTACTTCTCAGGTTGCTTTCTCTAACACTACTGGTCTTGTTGCTGATTTGAGTTCTGCTACTGCGGCTACTATTAATCAGCTTCGTCAATCTTTCCAAATTCAGAAATTGCTTGAAAGGGATGCCCGTGGTGGTACACGTTACACAGAGATTATTCGCGCCCATTTCGGTGTTATTTCTCCCGATGCTCGTTTACAACGTCCTGAGTATCTTGGCGGTGGTTCTACACCTATTCAAATTAACCCGATTGCCCAAACTTCGGGCACTAATGCTTCGGGTACGTCTACGCCGCTTGGTAATTTGGCGGCGATGGGTACAGGTCTTGCGCATGGTCATGGATTTACGCAATCATTCACGGAGCATGGCGTTATCGTCGGTTTGGTTTCTGTTCGTGCCGACCTTACATATCAGCAAGGTTTACGTAAGATGTGGTCTCGTTCCACGCGTTACGACTATTATTTCCCCGCGTTTGCGATGCTTGGAGAGCAAGCAATTCTCAATAAAGAGATCTATGTTCGTGGTACTTCCGATGACAACAACGTATTCGGATATCAGGAGCGTTGGGCGGAATATCGTTATAACCCAGCTTTGATTACTGGCTTATTTAAGTCCACCTCTGCTGGTACTATTGATGGTTGGCATTTGGCTCAGAAGTTTACTTCTTTGCCTACTTTGAATTCTACTTTTATTCAGGAGTCTCCTCCTGTTGATCGTATCTTGGCTGTTGGTGCTGCTGCTAATGGTCAACAGTTTTTATGTGATACCTTCTTTTCTAATCGTGTTGCTCGTCCTATGCCTATGTATTCTGTACCTGGCTTGATCGATCATTTCTGATTGTTTTTTTCTATGCCTTGGTCGAACCCGATAGGGTTTGACTAAGGAGAAAGGTTTTCGTGAGAGATTTAATTGCTTTTGTTTCGTTTGTTTTGGCTGTCTTTATGATGGTTTATCTCATTCAACAATTTATTCCTGTGGGGTGATTTATGTTTGATTGGCTAACTGCTCCAGTTGCATCTGCTGGCGCTGCTGCGCTTAACTTTTTTGGTCAGCAAGAGACTAATCAAGATAATCGTGATATTGCTGCTTCTAATAATGCTTGGTCTGCTGAACAGTACGCGAAGCGTTATCAGACTATGACTTCAGATTTGAAGTCTGCTGGTCTTAATCCTATGCTTGCTTATTCTCAGAGTCCTGGTCAGGCTCCTACTGCTCAGCAGGTTACTTTTCAAAATCCTATGTCTGCTGCTACTCAGGGGTATCAGTCTGTTCGTGGTACCGAGGCTTCTTCTACTCGTGATTACGCTTCAGCTTCTCAAGCTGAGGCATCAATTAAACAAATTGATGCTACTGTTGACAAGATTAAGGAAGAAATTAAAAATATTCCTATTGAGGGTGATCGTCTTAAGTATGTTATTCAGCTTCTTGCTGAGCAAGCTGCAAAGACTGCTCAGGAAACTCAGTCTCAGACAATCACTCAAAAGGTGTTGACTCAGACTGTTAAAAAGTTGAAATCTGAAACAACTTTGCTTGATCTTGATATTGAAGCTGCTAAACTTCTTGATAACCTTGGTCGTGAATCTAAACAACTTCAACCTGTGGTTGACGTTATTCGTTCTTTGTTACGTAAATGATTTTTTTGGAGGACTTCATGTCTAAATCTTCTGTTTTTCTTCGTACACCTTATAACTATGACACTATGGAAGCTTCTGATGCTTCTGGTCTAACTTGTCCTGAGCCAACTTTGGCTCAACAGAATTCGAAAGATGAGTGTGATATCAACACCATCGTTCGTCGTTTTGGTCTTACTGGTGAATTACCTTCTAACGTCCGTACGCCTACTTATGGCGACTTTATGGACGCTACTGATTACCATACCGCTATGAATGCGGTTATTGCGGCTGATGCCGCTTTTATGCAGCTCCCTGCTGATATTCGTACTCGTTTTAACAACGACGCTGGGTCGTTTGTTGATTTTGTGTCGGATGACAACAATCGTGCCGAAGCTGAAAAGCTCGGCTTAGTGCTGCCTAAGGCAGCTTCCAACGTCGCACCCGATCAGGGTGGCGACGTAGCACAGTCTCCTACTTGATGTTAACTGTGCTAGGTGACACCTTTTTTTAAACGACTGGAGTATTTATGAATCCGCTAAAACGTCAATCTGTATCGAAGTACAAGTCTGCTTCTAAGTTCCGTAAACACGCTTCGCACACTAAGAGCGCTAATATGGCGCCTCCTCCTATGCGTGGTGGTTATAGACTGTAACCATGGCCTGTTTCCATCCGTTGCAGGCTTATCAAACTTCGGATGGTTCAATCATTTTTAGCGAGAGGAAGGGGGACGTTGTACGTTCCCTTTCGTTACCTTGTGGTCAATGTCGTGGGTGTCGCCTTGAGCGTAGCCGCCAGTGGGCGGTACGCTGTATGCATGAAGCCAGTTTGCATGAGCAAAACTGCTTCATTACTCTTACCTATGATAATGACCATTGTCCTACGGACAGGTCTCTTAACTATGGTGACTATCAGAGGTTTATGAAGCGCTTTCGTAAGCGCTTTAAGGACTCTACTATCCGTTTTTATATGGCTGGTGAGTATGGTGAGAAATTTGAAAGGCCCCATTTTCATGCTTGTATATTCGGTTTTAACTTTCCTGATCGGACTTTGTGGAAACGCACTCCTTCGGGTGCTCTCATTTATCGATCGAAATTGTTGGAAGATCTTTGGCCTTTTGGTTATAGCTCCATTGGTGATGTTACTTTTGAGTCCGCTGCTTACGTAGCTCGCTACGTTATGAAAAAACGCACTGGTAAGGGTGTTGGAGATCATTATGAAACGACTGATTTTGAGACTGGAGAGATTAAGGATCGAGTTCCTGAATTCAATCGTATGTCTCTTAAGCCTGGTATTGGTTTTGATTGGTATCGTAAGTTTCATTCTGATATCTATCCCCATGACTATGTTGTAGTGAATGGCCGAGAATCTCGGCCTCCTAAGTTTTATGACAAGAAATTTGCTGAACAATTTCCTGAAGAATTCGAAGCCCTCCAGTTTCAACGATTCGTTGATGCCGTTGATCGTTTCGACGACAACTCTGATGAGCGCTTGCTCGTTAAAGAGCAGGTTCTTGAAGCTAAATTCTCTCGATTGAAACGTTCTATTGATTAACTTTTTTGATTGGAAAATGCAATGACTGATTCTGTTCAGATTATCGCAATTCGCGATATAGTTCATGCTGCTAAGTTGCTTAGGCTTCTTAAAGCTAAAGAAGCCTTGGTGAGTTCGCAACTTGAGTTTGTTCGCAATTATTTAAAGGAAAATGCGTAATGATTAATATCATTTGTTCTGTTAAGGATCGTGCTGCTGAAGCTTTTGGTCGTCCCTTGTTTGTTCCTTCTGTTGGTTTGGCTATTCGTAGTTTTTCTGATGAAGTTAACCGTCAAGCTGATGACAATCAGATGTTTCATCATTCTGATGATTTTGATTTGTTTGAGCTTGGTACTTTTGACGACTCTACTGGTATCATTGAATGCCATCCCATTCCTAAACAGCTTGCATTGGGCAAGTCTGTAAAGGTTTAACTTTGGGGCTTCGGCCCCTTTTTCTTTGGAGCTTTTATGCATCGCAATAAATCGGTGTCTACACACCAGTTCGCTATGATTCCTCGCGCAGAGATTCCTCGATCTTCATTTAAGATTGAAACTGCGCATA